CACTTTGTACACTTAAAATATAGTTTATAAATCAATTAAATTAAATTAAAAAATGAAAAAGGTAGAAATAGGTGGTCAAGAGAGACCAATTAGATTTAGTTATTTAGCTTTAAAAGACATTTGTAATAAGTGTGGTTTAAAGTTAAGCGAAATGAATCAATTAGGTTCGGAGATAGACCACATTGGGATTATCACTTATTATGGATTAAAGTATGGTGCTAAGAAAATAGGAGAGCCATTTAAGTACAAGATAAGTGATATTGAAAATTGGTTAGACAATGAGGAATTTTCTAAGATAAATGAAATCTTTGAAGCTTTCCAATTAGACCAACCTCAAGATGAGGGAAAGTAGTTGAGGGAGAGGAAGTCGATAAAGAATCGGGTGAAATTAATTGGGATAAACTCGAACAAATAGCTTTAGGTAGGATGGGGATGAGTTATGATGAACTTTATAACTCTACCCCACGAAACTTCAACAACAAGTTAATTGGTTTTAACACTTATCAAGAGCAATTAATGCAAGATAATTGGGAGAGAACTAGAATTATAATTCATTCTACATTATCACCACACAGTAAGAAGAGGTTAAAACCAAAAGAGATACTACCTTTCCCTTGGGACAACAAATATAAAGTTAAAAAACAAATTGCTACTAAAGAGCAAATCCAAGAGGCTCTAAAAAGATACGAAAAAATAGAAGCTAAAAAAATCTAGTTATAAAATGGGTGGAGTTAAAACTATATCGATAATTGTAGCTGCTAATATCAAAGGCTTAGAGGCTAGTCTTGGTAAAGCAAATAAATCAATAGCAGGTTTTGCTTCTAACGCAGCTCGTATTGGTTCAACCCTTACTTTTGGTGTTACAGCACCTTTAGTTGCTATGGGTAAATCAGCCTTTGACACATTCTCTCAGTTTGAGAATGGTATGATGAAGGTAAACACAGTAACAGGTGCTACTGCCGATGAGTTTAAAATGCTTACTCAAGAAGCTAAACGATTAGGTGCAACTACTCAGTTTACAGCATCTCAAGTAGCCGAATTACAATTAATATTAGGTCGTAAAGGTTTTGATCCTGAAGCTATAAAAGGGATGCAACAATCTATATTAGACCTTGCCCTAGCTACTGGAGAAGATTTGTCTTTAGCAGCAGAAGTTGTATCTAAATCTATAAACGCTTTTGGACTCGAAACAGAGCAATCAGCAAGAGTAGCTAATACCTTAGCAAGTGCAGCAGCAAATTCATCAGTAGAACTTAGTACATTTGCAACAGCCTTTGGTCACGCAGGTGCTTCTGCAAAAGCAGTTGGTGTAGATATAGAAGAATTATCTGCTATGATGGGTGTCTTAATGGATAATGGTATTAAGGCATCTAAAGCAGGTACAGGACTTCGTAAAGCTTTTATGAAGTTAAACGAAGAGGGTATTCCTTTCGGTTCTACATTAGAACATTTGTCTAGTGGTACAATGAGTCTTAGTGAGGCTCAAGATTTAGTTGGAACTACAGCAGCAAACCAATTACTTATACTATCTGAGAACAGAGACAAGTTAGCCGAATTAACCGATGAGTATGATAACAATACAACTAGGTTAAATGAAATGGCAGATGCGATGAGTAAAACTACTGTCGCAAAAGTAAAGAAAATGCAATCAGCAATAGAGGGTCTAAACTTAGAGTTAGGTGCTTTACTTGCTGATAGAATTATGCCTCTTATAGAATTTCTAACTAACCTAGCAAATAGATTTAGTGGCTTAGATGATACAACACAAAACCTTATAATAACGATAGGAGCTATTGCAGCAGCTATAGGACCACTAGCTTTAATAATAGGTGGTTTAGGTGGAGCATTAGTGGCAGGACTATCAGCGATGGGTAGTTTTGTGGCAGCAGCAGCACCAGTAGTTCTTGTTGTTGGGGCTATAGTTATTATAGTAGACAAACTAATACAAGTCTTAGGTATTTTAGGTCAAGCTGTTATAGATAATGGTAAGGCACTAAAAGAGAGATTTCAAAATATAGCAAACTCTATAGGTAACTATTTTATTGATATGTTCAATAAGACTGTTACTAGATTAAGAGATGCAGCTTCCAAGTTTGGTATAACAATATTTGAAAATTTCACACCAAAAGAGGAATTAACTATTATACCTGATGATGAATTGACTAAATTTGGTAAGTTCTCAGATAGTGCTTCAAAGTTTATGGACACATACAAGAACTTTAAAAGCAGTATTGGTGAAGGTATAACTGGTTTGTTTGATTTTAGTGTTCCAGGTGGTGATGAAACAACACCTAAGAAAGAACCTAAAACACGATCCCTTCAAGAAGCTTACGATGCTATCTTTGGACAAGGTGCTTATGCAGCATATCAAGAAGATAAGAGATTAAAAGAAGAACAACTAGCATCAGCACAAAGATGGGCTAATTCACTTAATAGTTTAGCTTTAAGTTTATCAGAAAACTTTGCTCAATCATTTGCTGATGTTATTGTAAGTGGAGGAAACTTCTTACAAGGTTTAGGTCAAATATTTGCAGATTTAGCAAAACAAATTGCTTCGATGATAATTAAAGCACTTGTGTTAAGTGCGATACTTTCTTTTACTGGACTTGGTGGAACTGCAGCAGCACAAAAAAAGTTTGGAGCAAATCAAGGATTTAAAGATATATTAGGTGGTATGTTCGCAGGAGGATTTGCAGATGGAGGTCAACCACCTTTAGGTAAAATATCGTTAGTCGGGGAAAGAGGACCTGAATTATTTGTTCCGAATCAATCAGGAACAATTATACCTAACCACGCTTTAGGTGGTGGTATGGCTATACCTGATGTAAGAATATCGGGTGATGATTTATTGATTGTATTCGATAGAGCTAATAGAAGAAAAAGTAGAAGATAAATTATGGCTTTAAGATTTGGTAAATACCGATACACTAACATTTTAGGTGAAAAAGGTTCAAATTGGAACATTGAGATTTGGAAGAAAGATTATGCTGATATTAACACTACAGGAGGTACACAACTTTATCCACCAGTAACAAGTGCAAGAGAATTTTCAAGTGTATCAGCTTTTAATAGTTATTGGAACAATGCAACAGATTGGTCTTGGACTTCTAGTAATGGAGGAGCAGCAAGACACGCTTCAGGTTCAGGTGATGCTTTAATTTACGATTTTGATACTAGCTTACTTGATAGTGGTGTTGCTTATGAAATAACAATAGAATTAGCTAGTGTTACGCAAGGAAGTCTTAATGTTAAGTTAGGAACATCAGCTTCATCGAATTTTAGTACAAATGGTTTACATACAGGTATTGTAACAGCTAATGGTGGTCAATTATCTATAGACCCTACTAGCAACTTTATAGGTGATGTAAAAGAAATATCAGTTAAAAAATACTTTGCTCCTGCACTTGAATTTAAAACTGGAGGCGAGGGATTTGAAATAACTTGGAATGGTCGTGGAGGAACAAGAGATAGGGAATTTTTAGGGTCAGAATGTGAACTTAGTTATATAGTTGAAAATGACACCGATGAAAACTTTTTGTATGATTCATTTTCTTTAGGGTATAAAGAATACTACATAAGAATTTATAAAGGTGCTGTACAAGATAGTAATTTATGGTGGTTTGGTTGGATTCAACCTGCCTTTGATGCTATAGAAAACGCACCTTATCCTTATGAATTTAATTTAACGGCAACAGATTCTTATGGTTTTTGGGGTAAAGAAAAAGATGAGTATTTTAGTGGTGAAGCTGAAAAAAATGCACCCCATAATATAAGAGACATATTACTTACAATAGGTACTGATATGTCTATAAAATCTACAATAAACACAACGAATCCTGCCTATGGTAATAACGCACCAATACCTGTAGATTTTAATTGGTTAAGAACAAGTATGGATTGGTGGTCATCACCACATACTTACAATTCGGCTGACCCTGCTGTATTATATTTTGCTTCTAAAGGTTTTGTTAGTAACCCTACAACTTATGATGAAGATAATAATATTGAAGAGGATAAAGACCCTTACAAATATAAGCCTTCTGATGTATTTGATGGTGTTTTAAAAAGTTTTAATACTGTTGGTTTTTTAGCAGAAGGTCGTTATAACTTTATTCAACCAAATAATTTAGCAGGTAATACTAGTGGTAATCTATCAGTTTACGAATATAATTCTAGTACAGAATCTGACCCTTCAAATCCATTAACTTTAAACACACTACTTACTATAGACCAATCTAGTAATGTGATTTTACGAGGCTCTACAATTACCTATGAGCCAAGTTTTGAAAGAGTTATTGTTAATCACAAAGGAGGTTTTAGTAATTTTGATGTAGGTTCAGGTCAAGATTTAACAACATCTTTTTTAGCAGGGTCTTTACAGTCAGGTCTATCGGGTCAGTTACAATTAAGTTTCTTTGCTAAACATTACGAGAGAATAAATACATCTGATTTCAGTTTAAATACAGGTTATGATGTAGTACAAACAAGTTTCAAAACAACAGCTACATTAACTATTCGTATTACTGACGGAACAAATACAAGATATTTAGTTCAGACTTCTCAAAGTAACACTTTACAATGGCAAACTTCATCGGGGTCTATTACTATAAAAAGAGGTTATTCTGTAGAACAAACAGACCCAGTAAATAATGAAAGTCAAATGTGTGTTGGTTTAGTTAGCAATCCAATACCTAACAATCCAATAGGTAATTCTTATGGTCCTATGGATGTTGCAACATTTAGTACTTATCAAAAATTTTATTCAGATTTAATCTTTGAGGCTTTTGTAGATTATCCTGATATATCAGGTGATGTTTATATTCAACTTACGGCTGATAACGATTATTACCAAGCTAATTCTACTGCTGTAGGAACATATCCAAACATAAATTATGATTGGGACTTTTTAAATGTTAATGATCCTACTCCTGCTCAAGAGTCAACAACTTGTGAAAACATTACATTAATACCTGTTGAATTTAATGAGGATAATGATGTAACAAATGGTATTATATATACTGCATCACAAACAAATAATACAGCTATTGAGCAATTTGATTTAGGTGATGTTAATTTAGGTCAAAGTTCAGTTAATAATTTATATTCTTTTCAATATAATTCAGGTTCAATATATGAAGTAGTACCTGGTTTTAGGAGAGGTAATATTGGGAGTTATGTAAACGCATCACAACTATTAGCAAATGAGTTTTTACAACTACAAGTAGAACCTTTAGAAATATTACAAGCTGATATACAAAGTGCTAATATATCCCCTTTAAAATTAGTTAAGTATTCTATTAATAATGATAGTTCATATAAATACTATTCATTTTTAGGAGGTACATTTAAAGCTCAATCAGAAATTCTTACAGGTGAATGGTATAAAGTAAACTCTATTACTACAAATATCATTGAAGAAAACACACCTAATGGTCCTACTCCACAACCACCAATTGGTGGTATAGAACAAATAGTCAATCAACAAAATTTAGTTGGTCGACAAATGATTGACAATAATAGTTATGGTGAAATTGCTTCAGCTCTTAATAATGGTACTACAGATACAAAGGTTACATTAAGTGCAGCTAGTAAGGGTAAAATATATAATGGTCAGAAATTACTTCTAACATATCCTGACGGCTCTAATCCAACTACTTTAACAGCAGCAGGTGACTCTACAACAAGTGATACTCAAATAGATTTATCATCATTTACAACTAAAATTACTTATCCTGTTGGATCAATACTAAGCCCATTAACTTACGACCTAACCAATGTAATCACAGGTGGTGGTACTCCAGGAGGCTCAGATACAGAAGTACAATTTAATGATAATGGTGCTTTTAATGGTACTGATTTATTAAAGGTAACAGGTACGAATGAGCTAACTATAGGGGGGAGTAATTCAAATGTTAAATTTAATTCAGGTGCTGATATAGTTTTAGGAGCAGATACAGCAGGAGGTACTAGTTCGACAATTCAGTATTTTGATAGTGGAAATACTAACAGAGTAATGCTTGGGGCTTATGCTACAGATATTGTAGTTCTTTCAAATAGAGCAGCAAATGGTATAGTACAGATTAGAGCAAACAATGCAACAGCAGGTGGTGCTGGTGAGCTTGTTATTGCTACATTTAAAGATACATCTGTTGATTTCTTAAACGCTGCTGAGTTAAGAGGTAGTAATATAGGTAACATATTTGATTTAGAGGCTTACTTAACTGCTGTTGATTTCAGTATGACTACACACGGAAGTCACCCTGCATTTACGCAAGACAATGGAGGTAGTTCTGAGGTAAGTAATGGTAATCTATCTCAATATGCCACATTTCAAGTGCCTTTAGGTTATAACGCTACACACGTTCAAGTTAATGGTAATAATAGTTCATCTACTTTTGATGTTTATGCTTGTCTTGTAAGTGATGGTACAGCTTCACAGCTAACAAGTAGTCCATCAGTAAACTCAAATCAAGCTTTATCATCAGCACAATCAGGTTTAGCAGGTAAATATCTAAGCATAAAATTTACTCCAGGAGCTACGGGAAGGACAGTTTACGGAGCAAAAATAACATTACAAAGAGCATAAAAAGGGAGTTTGATTGTAGTGTATCTTTTCGCTACCTTTTCGATAGACTACTTTCACTCCCTTTAAATAAAAAAAAGAAAATGCAAGTGACAATAGGAATAATAGAGTTAATAATATCAATAGTTGTATTACTCTCAACAGGCGTAGGTGTTTGGACTAACCTACAAACTAAAGTAACTAAACTTTCTTCTAGGGTATATCACTTAGAACAATCTGATAACGAATTAAAAGTTATCTTAGCAGATATATCGACTAAGTTACACAAGATAGAATTATTGTTAGCTGCTAATCAAATCAAAGAGAAATGAGTAAAGAGATACAAGATACTTTTGATTTAAATGAAAGCTCTAAGATCCATTTAGATATAAAAAGTTTGATAGGTATTGTAGCAGGTATTATTTCTCTTGCAGGTATATGGTTTACACTGACAGCAGAAATTTCTCAGTTACAGCTAGATGTTATGCGTATGCAAGATGATGTAGCACTTAATCACGAATTTAGAGTTAAATGGCCTAGAGGTGAAATGGGTGCTTTACCTGATGATGCTAAACAAGATTTAAAAATAAACTATATACAAAAAGAAGTAGATAATCTACGCAAAGTAGTTAAAGATTTAGAAATTAAACAAGCAAAAAGTGAGCAATGAGACTAAGTAAAAACTTTGTGTTATCAGAGATTACTCGAAGTAACACAGCCAAAAGACTTGGAATAGATAATGAACCGACAAAAAAAGACTTGGAAAATATCCAAAGACTTATTACAAATATTTTACAGCCTCTTCGCAACCATCTTGGTCCTATCAGGATTAGTAGTGGTTATCGCAACAAGGAACTCAATCGTGCTATTGGTGGAAGCACTAAGTCACAGCATTGTAAAGGCGAAGCACTTGATATACAATTTTGGAAAGATGGCAAAATGTGTAATAAAGAAGTTTACGACTGGATTATAGATAACGCTATTGAGTTCGATCAAATGATAAATGAATTTGATTTTGCTTGGATTCACATATCTCTTAAAAAATCTAACAACAGACGAGAAGTATTAGAAGCCTATAAAGATAAAGATGGCGATACTAAGTACCGATACGCACCTGATATAATTACATTATGATAAAGAATATTCTTAAAAGTTTAGTAGGACAAGCTTCTACTATAATAGACGATGTAGTAACAACTGATGAAGAACGATTAAAACTTAAAAATGAGTTTGAGAAAGTTATACAAGAACACGAGAAGGAAATGTTTGCTCTTGAGGTTCAGGACAGAAGTAGTGCTAGAACAATGTTTATGGACGATAGCTTTATACAAAAAATATTGGCTATCATCTTTACTTGTGCTTATTTCTTTTTATCTTACACGATGTTTAAGTTCTTTGTGTTAAATACGCTAGAGCTGTCAGATTACGAGATAGGATTTGTTAGTAGTGTATTCGGTGCTATGTCAAGTAAAGTAAACACTATTATAGACTTCTTCTTCGGTGGATCGTCTAAGTCTAAATCTAAGTAAGATAAATTATGCCTTGGCTTCCTAAACCAAGAGATAGACGAACTAAGGCTGAGAAAAATAAGTCTTGGGGAGGTGACACTTCTTTTTACAGAAAGAGTGCCTGGAGGAAGTTAAGGAAAGTTGTATTAGATAAGAATCCTTTGTGCGTTCATTGTTTAGATAAGGATATAGTTAAACCTGCTGATGTAGTCGACCACATTGTGCCGATTAAAAAAAATGGAGCAAAGTTAGACGAATCTAATCTACAAGGATTGTGTCACAGTTGCCACAATAAAAAGACATATTATGAAAATAGACAACAATAGATATAGAAGTAAATATGAAGAAGATGTTTGTTCTAAATTGCATAAAAGTAAAGTCCCTTTTGAGTATGAAACTATTAATCTTTACTACGAGATTTCCGAACAGCGAAAATATATTCCTGACCTTATACTCCCAAACGGAATTATTATTGAACTAAAGGGAAGGTTCACCTCTAAGGATAGGAAGAAGATGTTACTGGTAATAGCACAACACCCTGACTTAGATATACGAATGGTCTTTATGAGACCTAACAATAAGTT